TGCAACAACTATTAGGACATCAACAAATTGATACAACAATGAAGTATGCAATGGTAAATCAAAATAACGTAAAAAACTCACACAAGAAATTTATAGGATGATTTTGCTCTTACAAATTTAGATTTGTAGGGGTGAGCTTAATGAAAAATAGAGTAAAAATCCCTAAATTATTATTTTTTCAAGAAGGACCAGGAGTTAGAAATTATCAATATACAACTGAGGGAGTAAAACTCCTAAATGTAGCTAATTTAGTTAATGGGAATTTAGATTTATCAACATCAGAAAGATATATATCTGAAGAAGAAGCATATGGAAAATACAAACACTTTTTATGTGATGAAGGAGATTTAATTATTGCAAGTTCAGGAATCAAAGTAGATTATTTTGATAAAAAAATGGGATTTGTAAAACCGGAACACTTACCATTATGCATGAACACTAGTACAATTAGATTTAAATCTCTTGATAGAGAAGTTTTAGATATAAATTATTTCATGTATTTTTTAAAATCTCAAGCTTTCAAGAAACAGTTAGCCAGACAAATAACTGGATCTGCACAATTGAATTTTGGACCATCACACCTTAGTAAAATGAGTTTCTCTTTAATTGATATGGAAGATCAAATCAATATTGTTAAACAATTAGGAAAAATAGAATTAATTATTGAAATGAAAACTAAACAAATTCAAGAGTATGACCAACTTATCAAATCCCGATTTGTTGAGATGTTTGGAGACATTTTTACAAATGAAAAAAGGTATAGAATTGGAGTATTTAATGATTTCGTAACACAAATGAACATTGGACCTTTCGGAAGTGCTTTAAAGAATGATTATTTTGTGTCAAAAGATGATGGATATTGTATGGTTTATGAGCAAAAACATGCCATACGTAAAAATATTTATGTTGATAGAAGATATGTGGATCTAAAAAAATATAATGAATTAAGTAGATTTGAAGTGGGACCGGGAGATTTAATCGTAAGTTGTAGAGGAACAATAGGAGAATGCCATATATTGCCAAATGATGCTCCTCGAGGGATAATTCATCCCTCGCTAATGATGATTAAGCCGAAGGGTTCTGTAAATGGTAAGTTTCTGCTGCACCTTTTAGAAAGAATACTGGAACGACAATTAGATAATGGGTCAGGTGTGAAAATGGCTATTCAAGCTAAAGAACTCGCAAAAGTGAAAACTATTGTACCTGATAGACATTTGCAAGATGAATATGTTCTTTTTGTTGAACAAGTCGACAAATTGAAATTTGAAGTTTTAAAATTACTGAGAGAACTCAGATAAAATAGATTTATAAAGATAAAAATTATTAAAAAAGGAAGTGACGCCATGAATTTTGATTATATTAAAGAAATAAATAATCTTAATGACTTATATTCTTTCTGTAAAGATGCAGAATCTTTTGTTTTGTCGCGTCCTGATCTTAGTGCAGGTCAATCTAGAAAATCACTTGAATATTTAGTCAAACTAGTTTATCAACTAAGAAACGGTACCGTTCCACAAAGAAGTTCTTTATTTGAACTTGTATCATCAGAAGATTTTACAAACTTTATTAATGACTCTTCAATGATAAATGCGCTTCACTATATAAGAAAAGTTGGCAATATTGCGATTCATAATGAAGAAGTTAGTCAAAAAGAAGCTTTGTTATCTTTAAAACAACTGCACATATTTACAGGCGAGTTATTAATTAAACTCGATTTAATCAAGTCATATCCTTTATTTGATGAATCACTATTAGTAAAAACAACTAAAACAATTCCTGCTGATAAAGATGTTGATTTAAATCAACAACTCGTAAGTTCTCTAAAAGAAAAAATAGACAAACATTCAACTTTAGGTGTTGGTGTTAATATAAGCGAAGCTCAAACACGCAAAATTTATATCGATCTATATTTAAGAGAGGCTGGATGGAAGGTTTTAGATAAAGATAATATTAAACTTCCAGAAAAAGCTGGAGTTGAAATTAAAGTAGAGGGTATGCCAAATGCTCAAGGCATTGGTTTTGTTGATTATGTTTTATATGGTAGTGATGGAAAACCTTTGGCAGTTGTAGAAGCTAAGAAAACTAGTGTATCACCGATTAAAGGGAAAGAACAAGCATTACTGTATGCTAAATGTCTACAAAAAGAATATGGATATCTTCCAATTGTTTATTACACAAACGGTTATCAAATTTGGGTTATTGACCAATTAGGGTATCCAGCAAGACAAGTCTTTGGTTTCCATAATATTAAAGAGCTTGAATATATGATGCAGCTTAGACGAAGAGGAGCAATTTCTGATTTAACAATTAAAGATGAAATTACCGATAGACCATACCAAAAAATGGCTATAACAAGCGTTGCTGAATCATTTAACAATAAAAGAAGAAAAGCCTTACTTGTTATGGCAACAGGGACAGGCAAAACAAGAACTGCTATCTCGTTAGTTGAATTACTACAAAGAAATAGATGGATAAAAAATGTTTTATTTTTAGCTGATAGAACAGCTTTAGTTACTCAAGCAAAGAGAAACTTTAACCAATTATTACCAAATTTAACAATCTCAGTTTTATCTGATAGAGATAAAAAACCAGATTTAAATGCAAGATTGGTATTTTCAACATATCAAACAATGATTAATATGATAGATGGTGATGATAGAGTTTTTGGTATTGGTAGGTTTGATTTAATTATTATAGATGAAGCACATAGATCTATTTTTAATAAATATAAAGCAATATTCACTTATTTTGATTCACTACTTGTAGGTTTAACAGCAACACCAAGAGATGAGATAGAAAGATCAACTTATTCAACGTTTGATTTAGAAGAAGGGTTACCTACTTTTAATTATGATATGGATGAAGCTGTTAAAGATAACTATTTAGTAGGATATACTGTTTTAGATCGAACAACTAAATTCTTAAAACAAGGTGTTAAATATAGTGATTTATCAGATGAAGAAAAAGAAGAGTATGAAAAAACATTCTTAACACCTGAAGGTGAACTACCTACAGAATTAAGTGGTGCTGATTTCTTTAAGAAAATATATAACGATAATACTGTTGATTTAGTATTGCAATCTTTAATGAATGAAGGATTAAGGGTTAATAGTGGTGATATGATTGGTAAAACAATTATATTTGCTTTTAATCATAATCATGCCGAACTTATTGTTAAAAGATTTGAAAAATTATATCCAGAACTTGGGCCAGAGTACTGCAAGCTCGTTGATAACTATGTAACTTACGCTCAAAATATTATTGATACTTTTACGGTAAGAGAAAAATTGCCACAAATTGCGGTGTCCGTTGATATGCTTGATACAGGTATTGATGTTCCTGATATTTTAAATTTAGTGTTTTTCAAACGTATATATTCAAAAATTAAATTTGTACAAATGATTGGTAGAGGAACACGCAAGTCAAATGATATTTATGGACACTTAAAACACAAAGACGTATTTTATATTTTTGATTTTTGTGATAACTTTAGTTTCTTTGAAATAAATCCTGAAGGTAGAAAAGTTAATCAAGGATTATCAGTAACACAAAAAGTATTCCAAATGAAACTAGATTTATTGTTTGAACTACAAAAAGAAGAGAATCAAAGAAATGAGTTCCATAAAACATATTATGAAATGATTAAAACAGAGTTATATCAAACAATAAGAAACTTTAATAGAGACCGTATTTTAGTAAGAGATAACTTACCAATAGTAGATAAATATTCTGTTGAAGCCAAATGGGCTTATCTATCCAAATATGATATTCAAGAAGTTAAAAACAAGTTAACCTTATTAGTTGATAGTGATAAAGATATCGAATCAGCTAAAGTGTTTGACCTAAAAGTATTTTACATTATGCTTTCACATTTATCAGATGATATAGTTGCTAAAAGAGCAATTGAGCAAGTAGTAAGGATATCACAAACACTTCTTGAGAGATTAAGTATCCCACAAGTTGCAGAGAAGAAAGACTTATTAAAAGAAGTTACCACACAAACTTATTGGAATAAAGCAAATCTTGAAACTCTTGAACACTTAAGAAATGAATTAAGATATTTAATTCAATATATAACTGATGAAGTAGGCATTTATTCTACCGATTTTAAAGATGAACTTATTGATCAAGGAACTAAAGATGTTAATATTTTAGATTTTAAAACATATGAAGAAAAGGTTATTGACTATTTACTGTCTAATGATGCAAATGAAACAATTATTAAAATTAAGATGTTAGATAAAATAGATGCCAATGATCTAAAAGAACTCGAACGAATTTTATGGCAAGAACTAGGTACAAAAGATGATTATTTCAAAGTGACAAAAGAAGAAAACTTAGCAGCATTTATAAGAAGTATTGTTGGAATAGAACAAGCGGCAATAAATGCGAAATTTAGCCAATACTTAGATTCAAACATATTAACTTCTAAACAACAAGAGTTCGTAAAAAGCATTATTAATTATGTTCAACAAAATGGAGATATTACTAGACAAGATTTAGTTGAAAAAGTACCGTTTAATAATTTTGATGTTGTGGATTTATTTGAAGACAATATTGATATTTTAGTACATGTCATTAATAATTTACATGAAAGCATTTTAGTCGCATAAAAGTTATTAACGAAGGTTTATAAAATAAAACAATTAAATAAATGTATATAGCGGTTTAGCTCAAAATTTGAGTTAGATCGCTTTTTTTATTTTAAAAATTAATAAAATTCACTAAATCTTGGCAAAACAACAATCTTCATGCCATTAACCATTGAGGAAGTGGTGAAGTTATCTATTTAAGTTGTTAAAACACATAAAATTAACAAAAATTCAAAATTAACCGGCAAAACAGTACCCTGTTTGCCATTAACCATTGAAGAGGTAGTTGGATTATCTGTTTTAGTTACTAAAAATGTGAAAATATAGGAATTTTCTAAAAAAACTAAGGAATTTCACTACTTGCTTGCCATTAACCTATGAAAGGAAAAATATTTTATCAAAAGGAGGAAAGAAAAATGGAAAAAGAAGAAGTAAAGAAAAATAGTGGGGTTGTTTTAATGGATGAGGAGCTAGATGAAGATGGATTTCCAAAAACTATAACTTTAACAAAAGAAGTATTGGAAAAGTTACCACCATTAGCACCAGAGTTAGTAGAGGGTATTTTAAGGAAGGGACACAAGATGTTGATATCTGGTTCATCTAAGGCCGGTAAGAGCTTTTTGTTGATGCAACTTGCTATTGCGCTTGCTAAAGGTAGAGAATGGTTAGGTTTTAAATGTAAAAAATCAAGAGTTCTATATGTCAATCTGGAAATAGACTCAGCAAGTTGTATTAATAGGTTTGTTGAAATTTATAAGAGACTAGGCATAGAACCTGAAGACGATGAATCTTTGTATGTTTGGAATTTAAGAGGTAAATCAATGCCTCTTGATAAGCTAATGCCAACCTTAATCAGGAGAGTTAATGGTCGTGGTTTTGATGTAGTTATTATTGATCCTATTTATAAAGTGATAACTGGCGATGAAAACAAAGCAACCGACATGGCAAAGTTTACTAATTTATTCGATAAGCTTTGTTTAAAAACAGGTGTAGCGGTTATTTATTCTCACCATCATTCCAAGGGTGAACAAGGATTTAAAAGAGCAATGGATCGTGCATCTGGTTCAGGAGTGTTCGCAAGAGATCCAGATTCACTGCTTGATATCATTGATCTTATTTTAGAGGATGAGTTTAAACAAGCATATTTAGACGATCAGAATATGACTGCTTGGCGTCTTGAAAGTAGTCTAAGAGAGTTTAGAAATATCACACCAGTTAACTTTTGGTTTGATTATCCAATCCATATAGTAGATAAAGAAGGATTACTTGCCAAAAACTATGCTTCAGGTGATCCGAGACATAACTTAACCAAGAGTGGAAAAAGGAAACAAACACCGGAATCTAGAAAGTTAGAATTTGATAATGCCTTTGATATTAATTTAGAAGAAGATGGAACTTGTAGAGTATCTACTTTGGCTGAATATTTAGGCGTAACAGATAAAACGATTAAAAATAGAATTAGTGAATTTAGTGATGAATATATAAATAATCGTGGTGTTGTTTCAAAAAAAAGTGAAGATGGAATATAGGGAAAACATCTGCTTCACTCACTAAAAATTCGGAAAGCGAAAATAGGGATAAATGCCCTTTATTCACCAAAACAAGAAAAGTGGAAAATAGGCCTTATATATATGAAGTTCCTTCCACTGCTGACGCATGTCGTTTGTAGGATAAGGGCATCGTAGTAACTGCCCTATCCCAAACAAATGCATCACCAGTCAGTACTGCCTTTTTTCTAAACCAAAAATCTTAAAAACTCTAAAAAGTGGTTAACTATTACAACAAATTTATAGGATTTTTCAAAAATTTTAAGTACCATACCCCCCTCATAAGCTTTTAACAAGTGACGATGGGTACCGCATGGGGGGGCAATTAAAAAACACGAGGCGGTATTTTTGAAAATCTGATTTTACATTTTAAGAATGGTTAAAAATAAGTCACTAATGGTGGCTTTTTCTTTTGTAAAAAGCATCAAAAATTATAATAAATTATAGTTTTGAATTGAGTTGATATAGAAGTCCTTATACGGTAATATGTGTATGAAAAAGAGGAGGTAGTAAAAATGATTAATTATAATTATGAATGGAAAACACTAGATGAAATTTTAAGAAATAAAAAGACTAAAGTTTGCTTTAGAGGTTACAGTGAAACTTCACTCGATGAGATTACTGATGGCGCAAGCAATAAGGATTATAAGATAGCACACGAGTTATGGTTAAAATTAAAAGAAGCCTTTAATAAAGAAGCGGAAATTTATGACCATGAACTTTATCAAAGTAAACTTGGTTCAATAGGACCAAAAGAAAAAAGAGAAGTTTTAAGAACAATGTGGTGGGACTTCGTTGAAGGTGATAAACATGGTGATTATAGAAAAATCATAAGCATCATTGAAATGTTACATGATGGCGAAGAGTTAGAAAGTGGAATTATCTACTTTGGAAGTTAAGGGTGTAAAAAAAATGAAACCAACAAAAATTTATGTATTAGTTGCATATGCAAAAGATGGTAGAATATTTGATTTAGGATTTACTGAAGATATTAAATTAGTAAGAGAAGAAATAAACTCTGAATCAACAAAAGAACAATTACAAGAATTAGGAATAAATGAAGTTGAAAAATTTGTAATTAGAGACAACTACTTCCCAACTAAATACTATCCATTAGAGGTAAGTTTATGATTAGCGTTGGTGATAAGATAAAAATCATCTCAATGAAAAATGAACCACAATATAGTGGTAAAGTTGGAATAGTATATGCAATCGATGGAATAGGTCAAATACATGGTACCTGGGGTGGATTGGCACTTGTACCAAAAGAAGATAAGTTTGAAATTATCAAAGAAAAGAATTGTGATATTTGCGATAAAAGATTTAATGAATATGTAAACAATCCATCACCAATTAAAGCTGATATTTGTTGTAATGAATGTAATGAAAAAATAGTTGTACCACTTAGAATATTCCAAGCAACTAAAAATGCAAACTTTGCCTTATTAATAGCGACTGATGGAACCATTAAAACAGTAAAACCAAAAGAAAAATATTTCAATCTAAAAGAACTACAAACGAATGTGGAAGGGTTAATTGAAATGTATCCGACATATTGGCAAGACAATTTTATTGTATGTAATGAAGAGGGATTATTGAAAGATATGGAATACAACAAGTTAGCAAAATTGATACTTGGGGTTGATTTGGTTGGTCCGGTATTGGTAGTTCCTAGACCCTTACTAGAGGAGGATTAGTTAATGAGCAAAATTAAAGATGTACAAATTGAGTATGAGCGACTAAGGTCGCTTTTTTCATCAGTTGATCCAACCAAAGCAGAACTAGTGGATAATCTTCTAAACGAAGCAGCATTTATGAGAGTACAATTAGAAAACTTGCAGCAACAAATAAGAAAGTATGGTGCAGTTCAAATTTCATCAAAGGGAACTCAAAGACAAACTGAAGCTGCAAAATACTATACAAAGTTAGTTAATAGCTATGGAAATGTTATTAAAACTCTTAATACAATCATGGGTAAAAACATGATAGATGACAATGATGAATTTGACGAATTCATGAAAAGGTTAGAATAGTGAATTATTTAAAAGAGTATTATAGGCAAATTCAAGAAGGCGAGATATTAGTTGGTAAAGAACTACTCACAGTTTTAGAAGGTTTAATTGAGGATTTAAATAATCCTAGATATACATTTGATGAAAAACCAGGCAAAATAAGAATTGATTTTATTGAGACATTCTGCAAACACACTAAAAGTCCATTTAATGGTGAGCCATTTATATTAGAACTTTGGGAAAAAGCAGTCCTTCAGGTAGCCTATGGATTTAAAATGGCTGATACAAACTTAAGAAGGTTTAATGAGGTTTTATTATTAGTAGCAAGAAAGAATGGTAAAACTACCTTTATTGCAGGTATTGACTTAGCTGAGTTTTTCTTATCAAAAGGTGGAGTTGATATTGTATGTGCATCTAACACAACAGAACAAGCGAACATCTTATTTGAAGAAATTAACAATATGAGAGAACAATCAAAAGCTCTATCGAATGAGAAAAGAAGCAAAAAAAACATTTTTCATATTTACTCACCAAAGACCAAAAACAAGATAAAAAAGTTATCTGCTCAATCAAGAAATAAGGATGGCTATAACATCGAGGTTGGCTGTATTGATGAAGTGCATGAAATGACAGATAGTAAAGTTTATGATGCGATTAAACAAAGCCAATCAACAAAATCAGAACCACTTATATTTATCATAACCACTGAAGGAAACACTGTCGGTGGTTTTTTAGATAATAAGCTGGATTATGTTAGGAAAATGATCAAAGGTGAAATCCAAGATGAAAGAGTGCTACCTTGGTTATATACACAAGATTCAGTTGATGAAATATATCAAGATAAAAGAACATGGCAAAAATCTAACCCAAGCATAGGTTCAATTAAGACATATTCCTACTTGGAAGATTTAATGAACAAATCAAAGCACGATCTTGGAACAAGAGTAACAATGCTATCAAAGGATTTTAATATTAAACAATTAGAACAAGGCTCATGGTTGAGTTTTGATGATCTTAATAATAATGAAACCTTTAATATTGAAGATTTAAAAGATAGTTGTGCAATTGGTGGTGTTGACCTTTCAAGCACAACGGATTTAACGGCAGCTGTTCTATTACTAATGAAAGGTGATAAAAAGTTTGTTATTACTCAATTTTTTATGCCAAGTGATGTCATTCTAAAGCGTAAAGAGGAGGACAATGCACCTTATGATATTTGGGTGCAAAAAGGTCTGATTACAGTAACGGATGGAAGCCAGAACGATTTTTCACTTGTTACTCAGTGGTTTATGAATATGATAAGGACATATAACATTAGACCACTTTGGGTAGGATACGATCCATGGAATAGTCTTTATTGGATTAAAGAAATGGAGGAGTTAGGTTTTAATATGGAAAAAGTCAGACAAGGAGTTTATTCTTTATCAGAACCAATGAAACAACTTGAAGCTGATTTAAAGAATAACAAAGTTGTCTATAACAACAATCCAATTCTAAAATGGTGTTTATCAAATACACAAGCAAAAGTAGATGTTAATGGAAACATCCAACCATCAAAATTAAACTCAAGATATAAAAGAATTGATGGAACAGTAGCACTTATAATTGCTTATGCTGTTTTAAATAGATATAAGTTGGATTTTGAAAACATGATTTAATCAAGGAGGTCGCAATGGCCATATTTAAAAGAAAGAAAAAACAAGGCTCAGAACAGCCCTTCAAATTTATAAGCGAACTTAATATTCCACAAGTTTCATTTGGAACAAACATCTCAAAATCTGATGTAGTAAAGATTGCCATTGATAGAATAGCAAGCCAATGCGCCAAACTAAAACCTAGACATATTAAAAACGAAAACGATAAGACAGTGACTGATAAAACCGGAAAGCTGTCTTTTATTTTAAAGCACAAGCCAAATGAGGTAATGACACCTTATCAGTTTATCTATAAAGTAATTACAAAACTTTTCATAGATGACAATTCATTTATTTATCCAATGTTTGATGACGGTGGGCTTAAAGGTTTATATCCACTTAATCCAATTATGGTAGAACCAATTGTTGATAGTGGTAATAATTACTATTTAAGATTTCAGTTTGAAAACAAAGAAACATTTATTATTCCTTATGAGAACATTATTCATTTAAAAAGATTTTATCACGATAACGATATCTTTGGTGGAAGTGGACATAAGGGAGACCAAGAAGCATTACTTAAAGCAATCAACATTAATGAAAATGTGCTTCAAGGAGTAGAAAACGCACTAAGAAGTTCAATGCAGATTAAAGGGCTTCTTAAGATGAATGCAATGTTAAATGAAACAGATAAGAATAAACAACTAGCCTCATTTAATGAAATGTTAAGAGAATCAATAAAAAATAAAGGAAGCTCAATAATTCCGATTGATTTAAAAAGTGAGTATATACCACTTAGTGTAGATCCAAAACTAATTGATGCAGAAACACTAGAATTCTTAAATGATAAGATATTAAATTATTTCGGTGTGTCAGCTGCAATCTTTAGTTCAAATTATAGTGAAGATGAGTTTAATTCATTTTATGAACAAACCATAGAGCCCTTAGCCATTCAATTGTCTGAGGCTTTTTCTTTGGGACTTCTTACTGATAATGAAATCAAAAGGGGTGAGCAAGTTGTTTTTTATAGTGAAAGACTACAGTATGCATCCTGGAACACAAAGGTAAGTGCAATTGAAAAGTTAATGGGACTTGGAATTATGAGCCTAAATGAATCAAGAGCTCTACTTGGTTTAGAGCCAGTTGAAAATGGTGATAAAAGATTACAATCACTAAATTATGTGGATGCTTTAAAAGCTAATCAATATCAAGTTGGAGAAAGTGAGAATTTAAATAATGAAGGTAACGATTAATGGCAAGGTAACAAAAGAAGCAATAGCATCAATTTTAGCAGAACAAAAAGAGAAAACTAAAATTATTGATGAGTATTGTAAAAAAGAAAAGCTTGAGAACTTTTACTATAAAGATGCTGAGCTTGAGTATGAATATATAAAAGAAGTAACAATTAAGAAAAAAGAGGTGGAAACCAGATGATTAAAAAAGAAACAAGACTTGCAGAAGTTGAACTTAGAGAAGAAGATGAAAAGATGATTTTGGAAGGTTATGCGATTCTTTATAATGAGGAAACCTTAATCGGAACAAGAGAGTATGGTTTCATTGAAAGCATTGATCCAAATGCACTAAGTGAAGATGCGATAAAAGATGTACCAATGAAGTATAACCATATGGACTCATTCTTAATCATCGCAAGAACCAAAAACAAATCTTTAGAACTTACATCAGATGAAAAAGGACTAAAGGTAAGAGCTGAACTCTTAGATACTCAGCACAACAAAGATATTTATAAGATGGTAAAATCAGGACTTTTAGAAAAGATGAGTTTTGCTTTTACAGTTAAAGAACAAGAGTGGGATCATGAAGGTGAAATTCCAAAAAGACGAATCACCAAAATTGATAGACTCTATGATGTATCAATCGTTGATATTCCAGCTTATGACAACACTTCAATTTATGCTCGTTCTTTAGAGTCTATGGACTTAGAACTAAAGACTATGGAATTAGAAAAGAGAAAAATTGATGAGGCGTTATTAAGGAAAAGAATAGATTTAAAAATAAAAATTGGAGGAACTAAATAATGAATTTAGAAAAAAGAAAACAAGAAATCAAGGTCAGATTAAATGAGATCAAAGGCCTAACAGGTGTTGAAGCAACACTTGAAGTATTAGAGGACTTAGAAAAAGAAGTCGATGAATTAAAAGAAGAAGAGGAAACAATCGATAGAAAGCTTGCTATTCAAAGAAAAGCTGTCATCAATCCAATTCAAATTGAAAGAACCGATCAAGTTAATAAAGAGGAACTTGAAAAACGTGGTGCAATGCTAAAAGAGGCAAGAGTAATTCAGGTATCAAGTGAAGAGATTTTACTTCCTGAACATACTGCTCCAAACATTGCAGCTTATCCATTCGCTCAAGTTTCAAGTTTAGTTGATCGTGTTAAAGTTGTAAATTTAACTGGCGGTGAGACTTATAAGAAATCATTTATTAAAGGTAATGGCATTGCTGGTTTAACAGCTGAAGGTGCTGCTTATAGTGAAACAGAACCAGACTTTGGTTATTTAACAATTACTAAAGTTAAAGTTACTGCATACACTGAGATTACTGAAGAGTTAGAAAAACTACCAAGCTTACCTTATCAAGCAGAAGTTATTAAAAATATTAACATTGCTTTAAAGAAAAAGATAAGTGAACAAATCTTAAAAGGTCCAGGAACATCAAATACATTCACTGGTATCTTTAGTGACCAAGCAGTAGCACTTGCAGATAGTACCCCACTTGAAATCTCAGCAATCACTGACTCAACATTAGATGATATTGTCTTTGCTTATGGTGGCGATGAAGAGATCGAAGGCGGAGCTTATTTGATCTTAAATAAAAATGATTTAAGAGCATTTGCAGGACTTAGAACTCCAGAGGGTAGAAAGGTCCATACAATCGACTATATTAATAGCACAATTGATGGTATTCCATATATTATTAATTCGCATTGTAAAGCCTTAACTGACACAAACACTAGTGAAGGTGAATATGTAATGGCTTATGGTGGATTACATAACTATGAAGTACCTATTTTCTCACCGGTTGAGATTGGCAAATCAACTGATTACAAATTCAAAGATGGCATTATTTCATACAAAGCATCAGTTTTCACTGGTGGTAACGTTGTAGGTTATAACGGATTCTTAAGAATTAAGAAAAAAGCCTAAGAGGTGTTTATAAATGGGACTACTTGAGAATGTAAAAAAATCACTGCTTATTCCTTTAGAGGAAACTTACGCAGATGATGAACTAAATAGTTACATAGAAGCGTGCATTGCTTTAATTTTATCAACAGGCGTGGATCCAGAGAATATTGAAGATAACCCCCTAACAAAATCTTTAGTATTAATTTACTGTAAAACATTCTTTGGGTTTAAAACAGATGGTTCAGTTAAAGAGTTACCGAGGAGTTTTGATATGCTTTTGTTACAACTTGCACTATCTAAGGGTGATACTAATGTTCCCAAGTAGTCCTAATATAAAGCTTGAGTTGTTAAAACTTAAATCTATTAAAGATAACATAGGAAACAATAAGCTCTCACTAATAAGTAAAAAACAAGTTATAGGAATTAAAAAGCAAGTAACCTCAAAAGAATACTACGAAAGTAAGAAGCAAGAATACAAGATAGATTTATCTCTTAAAATTCAAAGCTTCTTATATGATGGTAGTAAGTATGCTTTAGTTGATGGTGTTATTTATTCAGTTGAAAGAACCTATCTTGCAGGGCAGTTTTTAGAACTATATTTAGTTGAATCAAAACTAAAGGTAAGTGATATAGATGGCTACGCTTGATAACCTAGCTGAATTGATAATGGATGAAGTTAGTAGTTATACTGATGAAGTTATAAAAGCACTTGAAGCAAAGCTTGATGAGACAGCTGACAAAATACTTGAATACATTAAAAGTAATGCACCAAGAAGCGGACAAAAGGATGGTCTTGCTGATGATTTTGTTAAAGCAGATGTTGGTAGTGGAGTTAATAAAACGATTGTTATATATGGAAAAGAAAAAGGTATGCTTGTCCATTTGATTGAATTTGGATTTATGCATAGAAGCGGAAAGTATGTAAATCCTAGACCATTTCTAAGACCAGCTTATGATACGTTTACTCCTAAAATGTTAGAGGATATAAAGGTGATCATACGTGGTAAATAATCTTGAATATATTTATACAATCTTAAATGAAGTACTACCTAATAATGTTTATTATGCTGTTTCAGTAAAAGACAACATTGAATTACCAATTATTGTTTATCAGGAACTTAACAAAAGAGGTAAAACTTATGCTGACGATTCATACCTATTAAAAGAATTAACAATTCAAATAACTTTA